CCACCAGAGGTCGTCTGCGTCTGGGTGCCTCCGTAAGGCGTAGCGCCGAGGGCCGACAGCGGGATCTGGAGCTGCTGGAGCGGGAATGCCTGCTGTTCAGCGTAAGCCTGACGAGCCGCATCAAGCTCCGCCTGCTGCTGCCGCTGGATCGCCTCCTGAGCCGCAAGCGCCGAGGCAGCTCCACCAAGGAAGGACTCCTGACCAGCACCAGCAAGACCGCCAAGCGTTTGAGCGCCAGAGATCCCAAGCTGTGCACCTGAAAGACCGGCAGCCTGATTGAGACGAGCCGCCTCCATTTGACGAGTGATGTCAGCCTGAGCTGCGGCCTGAGCCTGCGAGTAGCCCTGCTGCATGAGGTTCGCAGTGAGCTGTGCTGCCTGCTGCTGAGCCGCCGCATTAACGACACCCTCCTGAATCGCCTGGCGGGAGCCACCGAACGCACGGGCCTTGATCGCAGCATCCGACGCCTGATTCAGGTTCATCATTCGCTGCTGGTTCAGGGCATCCAGAGAGGTCTGGAGCACAGCCTGATTGTAGGGGTTCATATACGGGCTGAGGTCGGTCTGAGCCAACTGGCCCGCCTGCACCTGCTGGGGCTGGTAGCCACCCGCCTGAGCCGCCATCTGCTGTGCGTAGGCGTAGGCTGGCTGAGACATGGCGTAGTTGTTAGCGATCGTTCCGATCGTAGCAACCTGACCAGGGCTCATGGCCGCAACGCGCTGACCCTCGTAGGGCCCCGGCATCGTGCGGGAGATCTCGTAAGACGCGGCAAGATTCCGGCGACCGGCTTCCTGCACCCACTCGGGGTACTCCGTCTTGTTGACGACTGTTTGAGCTCCGCCACCACCAGGCATGTCGCTATCCCTTAGCTAAGATCGTACTTGTGGACGACCCACTGTTTATCCCATCCGGGCGTGGCCACTTTCTGCCAACCCATTCTACCGCCACCAAGGACAAAATCACAGCCTTGATCGCGGCCAAATTGCAAAACTTCTGGCTGTAGCGCCTTCAGATCCTGTAACCGTCCAGCCACCAGAAATATTTGCAGAAACTTCTTGCGCGGCGTCTGCTTGATCTCTGTTATACAGACAGCGCCTTCGTTGTGAAAGATTTGAAACTCGCCGGCGGCAAGAGCCCTCACAACGTCGTCGAACGTATGCGTACCAAGCCCGTGCGCCAAAGCCTTCTCAATTCTGGCGACGAGCCAATCCTTCATCAGTAAGGCGGAGCTCCGGTCTGGCCGAGCGGCACAGACGTGGTCACCAAACTACCAGAGTTATCTACAGACACCTTCCACACCGAACCGTTGGGCGCTTGCAGCAGGACGCCGTCCACAGCCTCGAGGCGACCGACGCTCTGGCTTAGAACCCGCTCCAACAATGAGAACGAAAAGCGAAAATACTCGCGATCGTATCCAGTCGGAGGAGTCGGCAGATTGATGTTCATCGTCCACCCTTCGGAACCATGTCTAGCCTAAGCTTACCAATAGACCATTCCGCGTCTTCGGTCGAGACGATCTTCACACGGAAATCCCGACCCGTAACGCGCAGATCGCAATAACCGTCAGAGCGAGGATTGAAAGGACCGCTCGTCGTTTCCGCACCTTCCGGCGTGAAAGATGAGAATAGAGTGAGCGCGGTTGAGTCGTACCCGTACCCGCTGTCGGTGATTGCCTGGCGTACAAAGGAGATGTTGTTCCCGTTCTGGATGTTGAGCGAGCCCGTTTCCGCATAGCGCGCCGTCGTGATCGGAGTACCGGCAGCAGTCCACCCATTCTCTTGTTGGAAGATGTCGTTGACCTCGTCAGAGGCCAGAGGGAAGTTGAACACGCCAGTGCCGCTTGCGGCGGTTCGCGTCATCTCCCCAATCGTCCACCAGCCTTCGGCGTAGTTGTAGACGACATACTTGTTTGGGACAGACGAGCCCTGCGACGGATACCAGAACCAAGCCTCCGGAAATATTCCGTTCTCAGCGCCGTGCGTCCACAAGGAACCGACCTGCGGATCAACATCCTCAAAGACATAGGATCCGACATCGCAGTTCAGAGGGCGTACCGTTCCACCGTCGTAGAGGTAGAAGGACTCGCGACCCATCCACACGCAGCGGCCAGAGAATGTTGCGAAAGCCTTTGGGGCGATAAGACCGCAACCAAAGCCAATGCGCTCGATCTGGTAGATGTAGGGCAGACCAATGTACCGCATCAGCCACGCCTCATCTTCCGTGAAGATAAGCGTGCCCTCGCGCACAGGAGCCGCCATAACAATCTTGTTCTGTGTGTCGAGATCAAGATATCCGGCGGTGTTGGCGGCGTTCGCGAAGTCCCAGTCAGAATAGTCTTCACGCGACGACCAAGCAACACGACGGGTGTTCCCGCCGGCTCCGATCAGGACAGCATGACGCTCTGGAGTGACGATGACACCACGGTTGTTGATCGGCGGAAGCTCAGCAGCGATAGAAGTTGCAGTTCCACCTGACCCTGTGGCGTTGGTTCCGGAGTTCGCATAAGTAAATGTGGTCAATGATGGCGTGCTGGCGATCGTATAGGTGCCGTTCAGACTGCCAACGCTGTTTCCTGCAATGACGACTTGGTTGCCAGTGGTAAACCCGTGATGATTAGCAGTCGTCACCGTTGCCACGTTAGAGACGCGATCAATCGTTGTGATGGTCGCATAGCCAACGGGCTCTGCGTACAGCTCGTCGTGGTTCCAGTGCAGCAGGCGACCGTCTGACGAGGCCACAGCCAGAATGTCTCCGCCCCAGTTGTCGATGGTCCAAGAGAACGTCGGCAGGAAGCTCTGCGTCGGATCACGCGGATACGTGGCGTCTGTGTCTTCGCCGTAATAAGTGTCGCCGTAGTCGCCAGTGCCGAACGCGCCATACACTCCGACATCAGCGCCGACAAACCCAACAGGAGTGATGTCGGTATAGGTGGAGCCCGTCAGTACGTATAGTTTATCCTCGCACCCAAGAGCGCAATAGACGCCACCATTCGTGCCGGCCCACGGGAAGATAGCGCGGACGGTCGAATCAAGAGGCGTGTTGGTGATGCGCTGCCAGCCGCCTACGGGTAGGAGCTTGCCGGCACGCCAACGGATAAGGTTCGCATCCCAGTACCGACCTTCGGTCTGAAGAGGGGTCGCGAACTTCACGACGCCTGGGGGGATACTGACAGGTGCAAGCGGCATCTTTACCCTCGGCAAAACCCATCGCGACGGGCGTTGTTTCTTTTGATCTCGGTGATGGTCTGATCCGTGTCCTTCTTAGACCAGGATATGTCAGACCATACCGAGCATGCAGCCTTAGTCCCTACGGTGCCCGTCGTTGTCGCGCAGCCGCTCAGGAGAAATATCGACAGACTCGCCAGCGCGATGCGCCCCCTGTACTCTTTCCAACGCATCTGCGGTTGCCCTTGCTTCATAGTCTGAAACAGCGTCGGCGCGTATCCAGAGATAGGCCGTCATCAGCGCCACAATCGCAACGCCACCTAAAGCAATATACCTTCCAAGGGGCGAAAAGAGTAGAGCGATCATGCGTCTGCATCCAACCGCTGCTTGCGCCAATACCAGATAGCCGCGGCAGCCACGACAATTACCACGAGGCCAAGGACCGAGGGGCTAAGGGCAGAGAGGATGCTGCCGCCCTCCTTCACCAGCGGTATAACCTCCTGAGCCACGGCGATTGCGCCAGCGCCACCAGCCACGACCGCCGCGTTCCCCTCCTTGGAGGTCATTATCGTCTTAGCGGGCTTGGGTTTCTCAAAGTTGTCGGCGAACGCCTCCCAAGCGATATTGAACTTTGCCTTCCTGTCGGAAAGACCGTTAAGCCCGCCGTTAATCTTTTTGGTGATAGCCTCGATGTCGTTCTTGTCAGCCAGGGCATTGAGCTTGCGGCTCTTCCAGTACTCACAGGCAATCCGCAGGGCAACTTCTGGCTGTGCTGCTAGGTCAGGGTTTCCAATCAGGTCGAGCCCAAGCTTCTTGCCCATGGTCTCGTAATTGGCGCGTCCAGTGAGTTGAAAGATCCCGCGGCCCCGAAACAGATACCCGTCCCCTGGCTGCACATTCCCAAGATCCTTCCGCCCCTCATATCGGCATTGCGCAGGCGTAGGCTTCCAGTACTCGTGCATGGTCCTGAAACCAGCGCACTCGTGAGCTGCCTGAGCCCAGAAGTGGGAAACCCGCAACGGGGTGTTGATCTCGTACTCCGCCATGATCTCTTCGGCGCAGGCAGCCAGCAACTTGATTGTCGTCGGGTTGCCCTTTGGACCGAGAACTTTGAGATCATTAGCCAGAGACATCTGTGGCTCCTAGTTGAGGATGATTGCTACCGAGATCAGAACTGAAACTAGAAAGAAGCCCACAAAGATTACAGAACCAAGCAGCTTCAGGTCGTTTAAAAACTCTTCCTGTTCCTGCTTTTCTTGTAATGCCTTCAGCTTCTGCTCTTTCCTAATTCTGGTTATTTCCCGCTGTATCTCTTCCCAACCCTTCAGGCCATATGCAGCGACGATGTTGTTGCGAATCTCGGCTTCCCACTCTTCGGCCTGCTTCTTTGCCGTAAAAGCGTCTATGGCGAGCTGCTCCGCGCTTTTCTTGTCGAATAGCTTCGGGCGCGGTGGATCTGCCGCAATCTGAGTTAGCTTGGCGACTGAGCCCCACAGTTGTGAGACATCGCCAAGCATTCCCTGGATTTCTTTGCCGATTTTGATTCCAGCCTTGATAGCCTCATAGCTACCCTTCGCGGCGGCTAGAATCGTCAACGGGTCCATTTATTTTTTCAGCCACTTCTGGACCGTATCAGTCTCGTAAATGCGGATGCCGGTCCAGATTATCGTGAACAAAGCAGCCATCGCGGGCAAAATACCAGCAACCGTACCAACGGCCGTCAACACCGACGCCGCGTCTGCGAGTTGCTTTACGGTTTCGTCGGTATGTCCGGTCATCTTACGGCTCCACAGGCCACGTCACATTCCAAGGGAACCCAGCCTGCGCCGTGACATCACGGAGAGCCTGCCGGTAGGTGGCCCATACGAGGTCATCTACGGGAGCATCGGCCAACTGGGTCCAGTCGCACGCGGCGAGCTTGGAGTTGCGCTGGTCACGGATAGCCTTCGCCTGCTCGGCATCCTTGTACGCCTTGTAGGCTGCTTCCTGCTGCGCGGCAGTTCCGTCCTCGTTGTCCACGAAGATCGGGCCGAGGACGTACTTGGAGTACCACTTGCCGTCAGCCTGCTGCTCGACGCCCTGCCGAATGGAATACTGATAGACGTTGCCACCAGTCGCCTGCGCGCCCTCAAACACAGGATCGACGCCAATCGCTTCCATTACTTCAGGCGTCAGCGTCTCGTAGGACGGCCCACCAGTCTCATGCAGCCAGCGGCGAAGCTGATCTTCAAGCATCACCGCGCCAGTTGATCTAACCCGTACTTCCATGATGTGCCTCACGCGATTGCC